ATGTCATCTCCGTGTTCCTCGATAAATTGAAATAAACTTATATTAGTCTCCTTCACCTGCTCTATCTCGTGCCACATTGTTTCTATTGTGGTGTTCAGTCTATCAATATATCTAAAATTTACAACAATAACTGTTATACAAAAATGTAAAAATAGTAATAACCAAATAAAATTAATGTATTTCGCGAGCGGCCCTAAGTATTCTTTCACCTTCTTCCTCCCAATATTTTGTTAATAACTTTTCGTAATTATGTTTCCACATCAACCGCATACGTGGACAGCTTGCTTTTGTTAGCATGTCTCTGCAGTTGTTAATGCGTCTTATTCTTAATGATGCTACCATCCGTATTCGTCTTCCGGGTCTAATGGCATTATTCCTTGCCTTTCTCAGGCAACGTTTCGCCTGACCATTTTGTTATTGATTCACGACCGCCCTCTACGTTTTTACGTGTTTGTTCTATGGGCAACATGACATAACCATTGTGTGTTTTGACCTTCATACCAAAATGCATAAACTCTTCTTCACACATTGGACAATCTATTTCAGTCCAGGTGTCACCAACAGTAGCAACCACCGGACTCATCCTAATATAGCCATTACCATCACAGCGTGGGCATATTGTTTCAACTAGCTTTGGCACGTTTTTTGCTTTTTAGTTCTTTTGATAATAGAAACTCTATTACCTTCTGAATACTTACTGGCACTTCAAAACGGTTTTTAGCCAATGTTTCCAATTGTTTATGCGTCGCAGTGGACACAGAAACTGATTTAAACATACTTGTATCTGGCATTTTCTTTCTCCTTGTTTGTGTTATACTATGGGATAATATAGTTATTTTATTTTATTTGACAAGACTTTATAATAATATATTTTAATAATATCTTCTCACCTTCATATGCCGGGTGTCTTAACCTTTCTACACCCGGCATTCTTTAATGTATATCGCCCCAATTGTTGCCTTTTTCATAATCTACTTTGTTAGGCACTTCTAATTCAACCGCATCTTCCATAATATTTATTATTTTTTCTGCTTGTTCAGGTGATTCTACTGATATGTCAAGTTCGTCATGTATTTGTATGTGTGGAATGATACCTTCTTCGTATAAAGCCAACATAGATTTTTTTGTCATGTCAGCCGCACTACCTTGTATTAGTTTATTTAAAGCTTTGTATGTAAACGCGCGTTTAATCCCCGGGCCATGTTCAGCCAGTGCTTGGTCTAACGGTAATGGTTTCTTAATACCAAAACCATGCGGCTCCCATAAATCAAAGTGACACAACCGACCACCTATCGTTCTAATTTTACCGCGGGTTTCGGCTCTGCGCATCACTGCTTCTGATAACATTTTTACAAATGGTGCTTTTTGGTGATACGTACGAATCAAATCCTCAGCAGCTTCTTGTAGTAATCCTAACTCAGCCATAAGTTTCATTTTACCCATGCCGTACATTAAGCCTAAGTTAATTGTTTTCGCTTGTTTACGTTCGATGCCGGCCATGTCCGCAATCATCTGATGAAAGTCAGCTTGACCAGCGTTGTATTGATCAACAATAGTTTCTGCACCTTCCATTTTTTGTAAGTATGCAAAGTGTACTAATATTCTTGGTTCTTGTTGTGAGTAATCAAAACAACCCCAGGTACAATTTTTCTCTGGTATAAACAACGATCTAATTTTTGGTCCAAGATCCTTGTTGCGTGCTGGTATCTGTTGTAGGTTGGGGTTACTATAACTAAAACGACCGGTTACAGTCCCCCCGTCGTCCGACCGGATCTGGTTGATGTCAGCATGAATCCTGCCGTTATGTTCATGCTTAATAACAGTATCAATAAAAGTTGTATGCGCTTTGTTTATTTCACGCGCGTTTGCAATTGCTTTTGGTAATTCGTGTGGATGTGTAGCAAGAAAATTTTTTGTAAAGCTTGGTGCACCTTTTTCTGTCCTATCATAAGGTAGTTTAACGGCGTCAAAGGCCTTCGCAATGGACGCTGCCGCCCATATTTCTACGTCAAAGCCAACTAACTTATGTATCCCTTGATAGATATGTTTTTCTTCTTTGATCAATTCTTGTTTTAGTATGTTAGCTTTTTCGACGTCGACACGAACGCCTTTGAACTTCATATCTATTAAACAAGGGAATAGGTTTGTCTCTAGGTTAAATACATCCCAAAGATCTTGCTGAGTAATTTCATGTTGTAGTGCATGCCATAGTTTTAAGGTAACTTCTGCATCGCGTTCTGCATACTCACCAACGAGTGGTGCGGGTAAACGCCACATCTCAGCTTTAGGATTAACACCCCAAGCTTTAGCAGCATCAGTTAAAACTTTTTCATTCTTACCCATGCCAATAAATTCTTTTGATATTGAGTCCAGGGTAAAACTCCAACGGTTCTCGTTAACCAAACTCGCTGCAATCATAGTATCAATAATACCACCACGAATTTGAAACCCAAGTGATCTTATCCAAGATACATCATACATGGCATTGTGAAATATTTTAGTAGCATCAGTGTGTAAAACTTCTTCGAACCAATCCAGGACTAATGCGCGGTCCATGTTGCCCCCTGCTTCATGCGCTATCGGAAAATAACCTGACCACCCCTCGACCGCCACGGCTATACCAACAACCTCACCGTCTCTTCTTACCGAACCTGAACCCATGGTTGTTAGATTCGGATCTCTAGTTTCTAAGTCAATGGCGATCTCTTTGTGTTCTTTTAAGTCCGGTAAATTTAATGGTGGCACCCATTCAGTTTGCGGACTAAACATTGGTACCTGCAATGGTTTACTCATATTGTGCTTTCAGTTTATTCAAGAACCAAATTGCTTTGTCTAGGTCCTCGATAGGTTTGCCTTTGTGTTCGTGCCGCCAAATATATTTGACCGCACTGCCTTGTAAATAATATTTAAAACCGTCACCTTGCATACTAGCAATAGCATCAATACAACCAATGCCGCCTTTATTGTAGTGAGATGGATAGTTTACTGGATCATGTTTTTTAACCATTGTTATTTCTTTCTTGATGTTTTTTAATTATTAAATGACAGTCTTTTATTTTTACTGCATTTTTTCTATCGTTAAATGCCCAACTACAAAATACAATATTTTCTTTAGTATAACCTATGTCAGGATCTAAACAATCTACTGACAATTGATTTTTAGGCACTTTGTTTCTACCAACTTTGGGCGCTGCTTTTCTTTGCATAACAAGGGACTCGCCAGTGTAACCACAAGTCATACCTTGTTTGGCTTTGTGTTCTGTCCACAACTCTAAAAATTCTTCTTGACTTAATAATTCAATTTTTTTATTTGCATTAATTGGTCTGTTTTGTTTTCTTTTACAACTTTTTTTAATATCGTGATATTTAGAAATTATAAAACCACCTTCAGTA